GCGAGGCTGCCGCCAAGGCCACGCAGGAGGCCGGTGCGGCTGCCGGGTCTGCCGCGGCGGCAAAGGAGAGCGCTGGGGCTGCTGCTGCATCCGCTGCAAAGGCGGGGCAGTCTGCCGGTACGGCCACGGAAAAGGCAAGCGCAGCGGAAAACGCGCGGGCTGCGGCAGAGAGCGCCAGCGCCAGCGCATCCGCCAGTGCAAAGCGGGCCGAGGATGCCGCCAAGACCGCCGGTGATGCCGCAACAAAGGTTATCAACGAGGGCGTGGCCGAGAAGCTGACCGAGATGCAGGGCATCCAGGAGGACGTCAAGACCCGGCAGCAGGATGTGACCGAGAAGCAGGCCGATGTTTCCGCCAATGTGGAGCTGGCGCGCCAGGCGGCGCTGAGCAACGGCTATATGCAGATGGGCGTTGACCCGGACACGGGGCATCTGATGTATACGCGCACGACCAACCTGAAGGACAAGCTTGATTTTGCCATTGTTAATGACACGAATTTGGAGGTACAGATCCATGGCTGATAGTTCTGTTTTTACCACCGATCTGGGCGCTGTGACCGCCTACGCCGATGCCAAGGCGCACGGCTACACCGGCACGCGTGAGGAGTTCGCCACGCTGCTGGCGAACGCGGGCAACAACCTGGCCGAGGCGAACGCGGCCAAGGCTGCCGCGCAGGCCAGCGCTACGCAGGCAGGCCAGAGTGCGAATGCTGCTGCGGCATCTGCTAAGGCTGCCGCGTCTGCCGTGGGTGCAACGTTCTACGGCGTGGAGTTCACCGGCAGCACGTCGGCGGGGACGCGGACGGGGGCGGCTGCGGAGTTTGTGTTTACGCCGGGCACGGATACGAGCGCCGGGCAAAACGATTTTGACGGCGTCTATCCTTGGGCGGGTATGCGGCGCTGCTGCTGCACGCTGAACGCGGACGGCACGGTCACGGTCAACGCCTACAAGGGCCAGCCCGGCTACATTGAGGATGGCACGAACGGCGAGGTGCTGGTTGAGGTGCCGCTCTTCTATGTCTCCGGCATGTTGGATGTCAATCCGCGCGTGTCGGCTGTGCCGATGCCGGGATTCCGCGCACCGCGGAAGTTCCAGAACGCGGACGGCTCCCTCAAGCAGAAGTGCTACCTGCCCGCGTTCCCCGGCAGCATCGGTGCGGACGGCAAGCTGCACAGCATTGCGGGCGTTGTCTCCACCGGCAACAAGACGATCTCGCAGTTCTTGGCTGCGGCCCGACTGTGGGGCGAAACCTACTGCATCAACACGAGCGCTGACTTTGAGGTGCTGGCCTACTTGATGATCGTGGTCTATGGCACCCGCAACGTCCAGGCTAAGATGCGCGGCGTCTCCAACCTGTACGCCACCGGCATCGCCGTGACCGGCGCGCTGACCTCCGAGGCCGCCGTTATCGTTGCCAAGGGTGCGCTGGAGGTCGGCAATGTCATCTCCATCGGCACCGGCGGCGAGGGCGAGACCGTCGCCAGTCGGCGCATCGTCACCGCCATCGAGGCCATTGAGGGCGATACTGCCAATGTGAAGGCCGTGTTTACCGGCGACGCTGTGGCGACCACCACCGATCACAAGGTCTGGCGCATCATGGAGGCAACCGGCACGGCCAACAGCGTCATCTCCACCTGTGGCAGTCCCGTCAGCAACACCGACGGCAAACACAGCTTTGTGTTTTATGGCGTGGAAAATCCGCTGTACGGCAATCAGTGGCGCATGGAGTGCGACTGGAAACTGATTGACGGAGTCCCCTACTACTGCGACGATCCGACTAAGTATCAGTGGAGCAGCGCCAACGACTACATCAAGCTGGATACGCTGACCCTGCCCGGTGAGGGCTGGGCAAAGAACCTCCAAGCGGATGAGCGCGTTCCCCAGTTGCAAATCACCAAAGAGGTCGGCGGCAGTTCGTCCACCTATCTGGCCGACTATTTCTACATCAACAAGAGCGGCACCCGCATCGTGCTGCGCGGCGGCTACTCCGACCTCGGGGATCGAGTCGGCGCATTCTGCGTCTTCCTCGGCAGCGATGCCTCGGGGTCCTGGTGGAACGGTTCGGCGGACCTTTCTATTCCCGGTTAAGCGGGGGATCGCGGGGGCAGCAAAGCCCCCGCGCACTATGTAAGTTTGACATCATCCGGGACAGGCTAACGGTCTCATCATCGCCGCATCGTGCTGCGCGGCAGCAACTCCAACAACGGGGATCAAGTCGGCGCATTCTACGTCAACCTCAACAGCGATGCCTCGTTGTCCTGGTGGAACAGTTCGGCGGACCTTTCTTTGGCTGCAATCCTTGCGGATTGTAGGCGACCTTTACAGCGAGACCGGGATGCCTTAGCCCTAGCTAAAAATTGGCCCATCCGGCAGCCCTAGTAGACGCGCCAGCGGACGAACCGGCTGGAGGCCAAAGAAAGACTATAAAATGCCTAAGCGCATCGGAAATTTAAAGCCGGTCATGGTTGACCGGGAATTTATACGGAGGTGTATGGTAGATCATGCGAAAAAGAGGATGCACGACCCGACCACGCTGCCCGCCTTGACGCACATTGAGACGTGCATCGACCAGGTGCAGCACTGGATCATCTACGGCGGCTGGACGCCCAGCGAACCGATACACACCCAGCACTATGAGCCGAGTAACGGCAAGCTGCGGGACATTGACTATGTGCCGTACTGGCCGGACGGGGTCATGCACTGGGTACTGATTGAGGCGATCTATGACGTGGTCGTGCCTAAGATGGACCCCTACTGCATAGCGGGCATCAAGGGCCGAGGGCCGCACAGCGCCGCCAAACAAGTGGCGCGGTGGATGAAAACGGACCGCGCTGGGATGAAGTACGGCGCAGAGTTGGACATACACCATTGCTTCCCCGAAAGCGACCACGATTTTATAGAGTACGGCTATAGGCAGCTGATAAAAGATAAATACTGGCTGCGTATGGCTGACGCCGTCGTGGACAGTTTTCCCAACGGCTTGCCGATTGGATATGTGACGTCGCACTGGTTCCAAAATCTTGCCATGACGGCGTTTGACCGCTATGTGCGGGGTCTGGACGGCGTGGAGCATTATTATCGCTATGTTGACAACGTTCATCTGTACGGCCCAAACAAGCGAAAGCTGCACCGCGCCCTGGAGGCTGCAATGGAGTGGTTGGCGGCGGCTGACTACGCTTGCAATACCTGCTGGCAGGTCTACCGCACCGACTACATAGACGCCGACGGCAAGCACCGAGGCCGCGCCCTAGATGGGCTGGGTTTTGTGATTTACTGCGACCACACGATCTACCGCAAGCGCACCACGCGGCGGCTGATCCGGCTGTGTCTCAACATCAAGGCCCGCCCGCATGGTGTGCCGACGCCGCATCAAGCCAGGCAGGCCGCGTGTCGCATCGGCCAGCTGAAACACGCTAATATGCACCGATTCCGCGTGAAATACGTTGACGGTGTTGTGAGTTATCGCAAAATTAGAAAGGTGGTACAAAATGCTTAAATGTGAGTGCAACGAAAAACACGCCCGCCTTGAGTGCGAGCCGCTGCCCAACGGTCTGACGTTGGTGCGCGTCTACGAGGATGAGCAGGAGGTCACCCGCGAGGCTGTGTCCAACATGGACACGCCCTGGCACGGGTACAGCTACACGACATACGAGACGGTCACGCAGGTGCCCGATGGGCGGGTTGACGTTGACGCCTGGGCCGCGCTGGTCAAGCAGGCCGACCATGACGCTGCTGCCGCTGCCGTGCGCGCTGAGCGGGACAAGCTGATTGCCGCGATCGACTGGACAGTGCTGGGCGATGCCAAGACGGTGAAGGCCGACTGGAAGGCCTACCGGCAGGCCCTGCGGGATGTGCCCGAGCAGGCCAGCTTCCCCTACGCGGTGGAATGGCCCACGCCGCCGGTGGAAGAATGAGCGAGGAAGCAGATCTGCTGGCGCGGGTGATGCTTGTGCTGTGGGACTACCGCGAGGCCATACCGGCCGCGCGGGATCTGCTGGATGAGTATGAAGCGCTGGTGATGGATACGGATGAGGGATAGAAAATGAAACAGAACGGTATTTTTTTAGGCCGCACGGAAATCCTGTACAACTATGGCCGCTATGGCTATACGCGCGGCAACGGAAAGACGTGGCACGGCGGCGTTGACGTTGTCGGCTTGGATGACGCCTATGTGCGGATGCCCTACTACCAGAACGATGACGGCACGCTGCGCAGCATCTCCGCCACGATCCGGCGCGCACGGTGCATCACCGATCACAATGATAAAACGTGGGAGTGGGGCAACTACGTCGGCGCGCTGTTCGATGCCAACCAGACGCCGGACGACATCAATTATTTGGTCATGGCGCACAACGCCAAGTTGATCGTGGAAGAGGGCCAGCACGTCAAGAGCGGCGACATCCTGGCCGTGATGGGCAACACCGGCAACGCGGCGGGCGGCTATAAGCACGTCCACCTGGAGGCCAGAAACACCGTCACCGGGCGCGGTGTTGACCCCACACGGTACAGCGGCACACGCAACGCTGTGGGCGTTTACGGTGCGGCTGACAACGGCAGCACCGAGCAGATCAGCGACAAGCCCACCGGCAAGACGATGCAGTGCTTGATGATTGGGCCGCTGGACACGCGGGGCATGAACAAATGCGACGCGCTGGCCGTTAAGCTGCGGCTTATCAGCGCAAGCCGCTACTATGTGCTGCCGGTCGGCACGGAGACGTACTGCGTCTGCGTTGGTGCAGTAAGCAACGGTGACGCGGTGAGCTTCTACCAGTTGGCCGAGGCCGAGGGCTGGACGAAAGACAACAAATATTTGGCCCGGTATGTGGGCTGATGGAGGGCAAAGATATGGAAAACAGCAACAATACCTTTTTGGCGGCGAAAGCGGCCATTGCGGCGGTCTGTGGGGCGTTCACGGCGGCGTTTGGCTGGCTGGGGTGGCTGGTGGTGGCCTGGGCCGTCTGCATGGTGCTGGATTGGCTTAGCGGCAGTGCAGCGGCAGCAAGCCGCGGCGAGTGGTCGAGTGCCGTAGCCCGCGCGGGAATTTGGCACAAAGCGGGGATGCTGGTGGTGGTCGTAGTGGCCGCGCTGACGGACGCAGTATTGAGCATTGCCGTGGCAAACCTGCCGGGGCTGGGGCTGACGTACTCGAGCCTGATTCTGCCGGTGGTACTGGTGTGGTACATTTTTACCGAGTTAGGCAGCATTGCCGAAAACGCCGCCGAAATGGGCGCGAATGTGCCGGAGTGGCTGCTGAAGCTGCTTGCCGCTGGGAAAAGCGCAGCGGACAAGAGCGCGGGCGGTATTACCGTGGAAACCGGGAAAAATGCGGACGGCTCCCCTATTGGGCATCTGGTTGCAACACAACTGGATGAGTTGAAAATGGAAGATTTGGAGCAGCTGGCAATCGACATGGGGCTGACTGTGCAGGACGGCGCGAAGCGTGCGGATTTAATTGCGCAGATCAGTGCAGAGCCGGTGAAGGTACCGAACGTCAGGAAGTAAAACAAGCGGCAGGCTGCCCGATGTGGGTGGCCTGCCGCTTTTTTACGGTGATTTTTGGGGCAAATTACTACGAACTTTTTACGAACTTTTGGCCGATTACGAACCATTTACGAAGCATTATCTTACAGTATTTGACAGTATATAACACTATCAGACAAATGAAAAACCGCGATACAGCAACCTTTGCAGGTTGTATCGCGGTTTTTACATTGGCGGAGTAAGAGAGATTTGAACTCTCGCGGCGGTTTCCCACCCTACGCCCTTAGCAGGGGCGCCTCTTCGACCTCTTGAGTATTACTCCACAAGTCAAAGTGATTTTATATATTCACTTGTTATCACAAAATGGCGGAGAGGATGGGATTCGAACCCATGGTCCGCTCGCGCGAATCGCTGGTTTTCAAGACCAGTTCCATAAACCACTCGGACACCTCTCCACAGTGGCTGCCGCCAGAATGCAGGTATTATTATACAAAAATGCGGAGGGGTTGTCAACCCCTCCGCGCAAACTTTTTTGAAAATTATTTCGCGTGTGAATCTCACGGTGGATTTTCTCCTGCGCTTTGTTCGAGTGGTCTTTGTTTTGGATAAGAAACGCAAAAACCGCCGCAGTGTTACACCGCGGCGGGAAAATTTTCGGGGATTATTTTACAGCGCACAGGGGGTAAAGCCGTCCTTGCCCAGCACTTGGACCTTGGCATAGCCCAGCTCCTTCAGTTTGGCGGCGACAGCCTCAAAACCGAAGGTCAGCGCCTTGGTATCGTGGGCATCGGCGGTGATGACAACATTGCCGCTGAGCACCAGCCACTCCTTCAGGATCGCATCGGACGGGAAGAAATCCTTGCGGAAGCCACGATACACCGCAGAGGTGTTGACCTCGAGCACGCAGCGGTTGCGGGCGGCGGTCATCAGCGCGGCGTTGGCGGCGGCAGTGTAGCGGGGATCGTTCTCATCAAAGAACTTGTTGCCGCCGTTGATCTTCTTGATGAGGTCAAAATGACCCAGAATCGTCGGTTTTTTCTCGGCGACCTTGGCTACGTTGGCAAAGTATGCCTCAGCCACGGCCAGACCGTCGCCGTCAAAATCGTCGTCGATGCAGGCGCGCAGATCCTCCTCGCGCCAGTCGATCTCATAATACTTGCCGGTCTTGGGCCCCTTGACATAGTGCGTGCTGCCGATCCAGTAGTCGTACTGGGTCGGGTCATCGTCGCTGAACAGATCCCATTCCAAGCCGCACAGAATGTCCAGCTTGCCGGTGTA